TGATCCGCTATTGGGACAAGGCCGGCACCAAAGGCGGCGGAGCTTATACAGCAGGCGTCAAGATGGGCGTGCTGCCAAGCGGCGACTTTATTGTGCTCGACGTGGTGCGCGGCCAGTGGGCCGCTGCCGAGCGCGAGCGCGTTATCCGTCAGACGGCTGAAATGGATGGCATCGAGTGCCGCGTTGCCGTCGAGCAGGAGCCCGGCAGCGGCGGCAAAGAATCGGCGGAAGGCACGATTCGCAACCTGGCTGGCTATAGCGTCGAAGCTGACCGCGCGACCGGTGCTAAGGAACTGCGGGCCGAACCTTACGCGGCACAGGTAGCAGCCGGCAACGTCAAGCTGGCGAAAGGCGATTGGAATCAGATGTTCATTGATGAGCACAAATCATTCCCTGTTGGGAAGTACAAGGACCAGATCGACGCCGCCAGCGGCGCCTTCGCGCGTCTCGCTATCAACCGCCAACCGCGTGTGCGGGTGCTTTAATGGCTTGGCGAGATTGGTTTGCGCGGGCCGAGGCCAAGGCGTCCAAGGTTGGCGCGCTGCTGGTCACGTCGCCAGGGCAACCGGCGTGGAGCAACCGCGACTATGCCGCCTTTGCCGATGAGGGTTACCGGCGCAACGTCATCGCCTATCAGTGCGTGAGGCGGATTGCCGAAAGCGTGGCAAGCGTGCAATGGACGGCATGGCGGGGCGAAACGGAACTGAGCGAAAGCCCTTTTCTCGACTTGCTGGCCAAGCCTAATCCCGGCCAAAGCGGCGACGAATATGTCATAGCGACCATCAGTTATCTGATGATAGCAGGCAACCGCTATGATGAGCGGATCATGGTCGGCAGTCAGCCGCGCGAACTTTATACGTTGCGGCCGGATCGCATGAAGGTGATTCCCGGCAATGACGGCTACCCGCTGGCCTATGTCTACGCCATCGGCGGGCAGACCCGGCGCTGGGATGTGGACCCCGGCACGATGGAGGCCGACGTTCGGCACGACAAGTTATTCAACCCGCTTGATGATTGGTATGGCATGAGCCCTATCGAGGCGGGCGCATACAGCATTGACACGCACAACGATAACCTGGCCATGGGTAAGGCGTTGCTGCAAAACGGCGCCAGACCGGGCGGCGCGCTCCAGACCGAGGACGATTTGACCGCCGAGCAATTCAACCGGCTCAAAGCGCAGGTTGAGACGCAATTCTCAGGCGCGGCCAATGCCGGCCGGCCGATGCTGCTGGAAAGCGGCATGAAGTGGCAACCGATGGCTTTCAGTCCATCCGACATGGACGCGCTGGAGAGCCGCTATGCCAGCGCCCGCGATATCTGCCTGGCGTTCGGCGTGCCGCCGCTGCTGATGGGCGTGAAGGGCGACAACACCTTTGCCAACTATGCCGAGGCGCGGCTGGCCTTCTGGGAAGACACGGTCATCCCGCTGGTGGATCGCCTTGCGAATGATTGGTCAATGTGGCTCGGGCCGTACTTTGGTGACCAAATCATCAAGGCCGACCTCGATCAGATCCCTGCCATTGCCGACAAGCGCAAAACGCTTTGGGATATGGCCGACAAGGCCACCGACCTGACCATCAACGAGCGGCGCGAACTCAAGGGCTATAAGCCGCTGCCGGAAGGCGACGTGTTGCTGGTTAGTGCCGGCCAGATTGGCCTTGCGGATGCGCTCTCAATGGACGACGGCCTGCCGGCCGACATGACCGCAGATGACATAAAGGCGATGGCCTATGGCGAGCCGCGGGAAGTGAAGGGCGAATGAGAACGCTTCTTGGTTTGGACCGTCAAAAGATCGTTTTTCAGCAGCGGCGCTTGCAGCAGAGCATCACCATTCAATACCAGCGGCCGTTCGCGGTGGAGATTCACCGGGCCACCATGGAAATGATCAATGGGTTGCGCTCGACCGGCTCGGTGCCGTATCTGCCCGCCGATCACGAGGCGCGGGTTGCGGCAATCTTTGCCGACCTGGCTAGCACGACCGTTACCGCGTTCGGTGAGCGTATCTTGAACGATGGCAAAGCGCGCGGGCTGCACCAGTTGGAACGCAAAGGCTTTGCCGAATTGTTCCAGCGGCTGGCGCTGGGATATATCCGCGCCGAGGCGATCCGAAAGAAAATCACGGACATTGCCGAGACGACGCGGCAACGGATCATCACGCGCCTGACGCGCGGCCAGGAAGACGGGCAGTCGCTTGATGAAATCGCTCAGGCGCTGGAGGCTACCAGCCCGCGTATATCGCGAGTGCGTGGCGCGCTCATTGCCAGAACCGAGACGCACGGCGCAGCGAACCACGGCACGCATGAGGCCGCGAAGGCCACCGGCCTGACGCTGCAAAAGGAATGGGTGAGCGTTGCCGACACCCGCGTTCGTGACTTCAACGAACCAATTGCCGAGTTCGATCATCGCCGCATGGACGGCGTGACGGTCGCCATAGATGCGTTCTTTAACGTGCCGCAGATCAACGGTGGCAGCAACGCCATTATGTTTCCCGGCGATCCAAACGGCCATCCTGGCAACATCATCAATTGCCGCTGTCAGGCGGTGCATGTCATCCCTGGCATAGAATAGGGGTAAGTAAATGCAATACAAAAACGCGGCCTTCGACTTGAAGGAACTCAACCAGACCGGCGGCTTTGAGGGCTATGCCAGCGTCTTTCACAACGTCGATGGCGGCATGGACGTGATGCGTCCAGGCGCATTTACAAAGACGCTCAAGGGCGAGCGGCGCGTTAAGATGCTATGGCAGCATGATCCGCACCAAGTTATCGGCGTCTGGGATGAGATGGCCGAGGATGAGCGGGGCCTTTACGTGAAGGGCCGGCTGCTGCTGGACGTGCAGAAAGGCATGGAGGCTTATGCGCTGCTCAAAAACGGCGCGCTCGACGGCATGAGCATTGGCTATCGTACCATTGCTGCCAGCGACGAAGCGGATGGCCGCGTGCGGGCGCTGGAAGAGGTGGAGTTATTTGAAATCAGTTTGGTCACGTTCCCCATGAATGAGCGGGCAACGGTGACGGGCGTTAAGTCCATCAAGACCATCAGAGAATTTGAGAAAGCCTTGCGGGACGCGGGCTTTTCTCAGCGCGAAGCTAAGGCGGTTGCTGCCGAGGGCTTCAAAGGCTTTGCGGCGCATCGGGACGATGTAGCGGTGGATGAGCCAGACGCGGAGGCGCTGAAAGGCGTTTTTGCATCACTCAATCGGCTACAGGAGAATTTACGAAATGCCGGACATTGAACTGAAAAACGTTGTAAAGGCGGTTGATGATATCAACACTGCCTTTGAGGCGATGAAGGCTGCGAACGAAGAGCGGTTGGCGGAGATCGAAAAGAAGGGCGAGAGCGATCCGCTCTTGGCCGACAAGATCAGCCGCATGGAGGCCGACCTGGCCAAGGCGAGCGAGATTGCCGACGCAGCGGCGCTGGCCGTTAAGCGTCAGTCCCGCGTTGTGACCGACGCCAAAGGCGAGGCAATCGACCTCGACCAAAAGGCGCTTGACTGGGCGCGCATGAACGCCAAGCGTCACGGCTCGGACATCCGCGAATATACCGCGGCCGATCTGGATCAGTACAAGGCCGCGTTCGACCGCTACCTGCGCAAGGATGACCGCGTGCTTTCGGCTGATGAAGCCAAGGCGCTCTCGGTCGGCAGCGATCCAGACGGCGGCTATTTGGTGCATCCCGATATGTCGGGCCGCATCACCGCACGCATCTACGAAACCAGCCCGGTTCGCGCCTATGCGAGCGTGCAGGTGATCTCGACCGATGCCCTGGAAGGCGTCATTGACAACGACGAGATCTCCAGCGGCTGGGTCAATGAAACTGAGGCGCGTGCGGTAACGGACACGCCGGAAGTTGGCACTTGGCGCATCCCGGTGCATGAGATGTATGCCAAGCCGCAAGCCACGCAGAAGCTGCTGGACGATGCGTCCATCAACATCGAGCAGTGGTTGTCGGGCAAGGTGGCCGATCACTTCTCTCGCAAGGAAAATACGGCATTCGTGACCGGCTCCGGGGTTGGTCAGCCGCGTGGGTTTATGACCTATGACGACTGGACGACTGCCGGCACCTTCGAGCATGGCAAAATTGAGCAGTTCGACACGGGCGTTTCGGGTGACTTTGCAGCCGCTCCGAATGGCCTGGATACGCTAATCACGGCGCTTTACGCGCTCAAGATGCAGTACCGCCAGAACGCCACTTGGTTCATGAACCGCTCGACGCTTGGCGCTGCGCGCCTGGAGAAGGACAGCAACGGTGCTTACGTCTGGGCGCCCGGTGCTGTTGGTCAGCCGTCAACCTTCTTTGGTTATCCGGTGGCCGATTTCGAGGACATGGCCGACATTGCCGCCTCCTCGTTGTCTATTGCCGTTGGTGATCTGCGCGCGGCCTATCAGATCGTTGATCGTGTAGGTATCCGCACGCTGCGCGATCCGTACTCGAACAAGCCTTATGTCCAGTTCTACACGACCAAGCGTGTTGGCGGTGACGTGGTGAACTTCGAAGCGCTCAAGATCATCAAGTTTATCAACTAATAGCCTGACGGCAGAAAGGACAACGAACATGGCATATCGTGATATGCACAACAATGTCGATATCATCCGGGTAATCCCCCCGGTTGCTGTCGGCACAACCGGCACCGGCCAGACCGGCAGTGTTATCGACACGCGAGGCTATGACAGCGTCGAGTTCGACATTGCCTATGGCGCCATCACGGCAACCGGCGCGGTGTTTTCTGTGACGGTTCTGGAAGGCGATGCCACTGGCTCGCTGACCAGCGTTGCGGACGCGGATCTGCTTGGGACAGAGGCGGCGGCTGGCCTTGCCGCCGCTGCTCGCGTCGATAACTCGACCGAGAACGTCACCAAGCGCATCGGCTACCGCGGCGGAAGCCGCTATGTGCGGGTGGACGTATCGTCCACTGCGACCGCTGGCACCCCGGTTGCGGTAAACGCGATCTTGGGCCGTCCGCATCGCGCGGCAGTCGCCACCTAAGCGGTGGGAGAGGTGGGGGGACTTCAAGTCCCCCCACCCTTTCCGCTGGGGAGACATAGCAACGAGCCGGTGTTGCCGGCTGGTTAGTGTGCCCCTCCGATCAATAGGTGAATTGATGCCCCTCAACGATGGCGAACGCCAAGTTTCTCCGACCCTGGACGGTATCCGCCAAGACCACGTTGCCCGCTACCAGTGGGCCGATCAGCATATAGGCCAGCAGGCGCGGGTGATCGACCTGGGCTGCGGGATCGGGTACGGTAGCAATTTGCTTGCCCGCAATGCCCGCCGCGTGCTGGGCGTTGATCGTGACCCTGAAACGGTCGCCTATGCCAAGCAGCACTATGGCGGCGCTGAATACGTCGCCGCTGACGTAATAAACTCCAGCTATGACGGCGATTTTGACGTTGCTGTTGCATTCGAGATGATCGAGCATCTGGCCGATCCACTGCCGGTGCTTAAGGCCATCCCGGCCAAGACGTTGCTTTGCAGCGTGCCTAACGAGACGCACTTTCCGTTTAAGAACTATCGCTTCCACCATCGGCACTACACCGAGCAAGAGTTCCGCGATCTGCTGACTGAAGCTGGCTGGCAGGTGCTGGAAATGAAGCATCAAGTTGGGCCGGAAAGCCCGGTAAGTAATGAGCCGGGTCGCACGTTGGTTGCCCGATGCGAACGGGCCGCGTCTGGACCGGGGGCAGCGTTGAAGGGCAAGCATCTCGCTATTTGCGCGCTGGGGCCAAGCCTGAACACGTTTGTTGATATCACTAAAGTTCTGGGTGGCGCAGTTGGCTATTGCGATGAGGTGTGGGCGATCAACGCCGCTGCTGGTTCGGTGGTTTCTGATCGCATGGTGCATATGGACGACCTGCGGGTGCAGGAAGCCAGGGCCGCAGCCAGGCCGCAAAGCAACATCGCGCACATGCTGCGCTTTATGCAGACGTATCCTGGGCCGATCATCACCAGCCATGTTGATGATGACTTGTTGACCCGTTACCCAACGCTGACAACGTTTCCGTTGCAAGACGTAGTGAATGACCTGAACCTGCCCTACTTCAACAATACGGCGGCGCACGCGGTCGCGCTGGCGATTCACTACAAGGTAAAGCGCATTAGCCTTTTCGGCGCCGATTATTCCTATGAGCATTCGCACTATGCCGAGCGCGGGCGCGGGTGCGTGGAATACTGGCTCGGCGCTGCCAGCCAGCGGGGCATCAAAGTCACGTTGCCAAGCAGTACGGCAATGATGGATGCCCTAGAGCCGTTGCAGAATAAAATCTACGGCTATGACGGCTACGACTTGAGCCTGGAAGAGGACGGCAAGACGATCCGCATGGAGCCGCGGGCAGAACTGCCCAGCGTCGAGGAAATCGAGCGGCGCTACGATCACACGCGACCGACCAACGAACTGGTGCGGCGGGAGACTGGCAAATGAGGGCCGAGGTGATAGCGCCTAACGGCTTCCGCTGCGCGCCAAAAGGCCATACGATTGTGACGTTCAAGCTAGGCGCAATCATCGAGGGCAATGCGGCAATCTGGGCAGTTGATGCCGGCGCAGCCGTTTGGTTGCCAGCAGAGAATGACCGAGAAATCAAAGTGGTGACAGCGCCAGAGCGCAAGCGGCGAGGTCGGAGGGCAAAGCGTGAGCAATAAGGCAGGCATCCCGCGCCCCAAAGTGCAGGGCTTCGCCTTGGTGCGTGACAAATATGGGACGATTAAGGCCGACGGTGATCCTAACCGTTGGCCGGATGAAGTGAAAGCCAGCCTGACCGACGAGGAAAGGCAATATCTAGGAGTGAAAAGCGATGGCTGATTTACGGCAGAGCCTGGCAGAACTGGAAACAGTTGAAACCAAGTTGACCAAAGCGCAAGCGCAAGTCGCGCGCCTATCTCGGCGCAAGGGCGAAATTATGCAAGAGATCGCGGCCGAGAAGGCCGCGCTGGCTGACGCCTCCGCAAAGGCCGATGCAATCCTGGCGAAAGGGTAAGGACTATGGCGATTCTTGAAACTCCAACTCGCAATGCCGCCGCTGATGCAGTGGTTGATCTGGTCGATGCCGGCGCGACGGCAGGCAACGGAACGCTAGTGTTCCAGACCGCGACCGATGCGGCGGTGGCAACGCTAACATTCTCGGCCACGGCGTTCGGCGCGGCCACGGGCGGCGTTGCCACCGCGGCCAGCATCACCAGCGATACAAACGCGACTGGTGGCACTGCTGCCCAAGCATCTATTTTCGACAGCGACTCGACGAAAATTCTTGAGGCGACTGTCGGGACGACCGGCGCAGAAATCAATCTCAGCAGCACGACCATCGGCGCGGGCGACACGGTCAGCGTGTCGTCGCTTACCGTGACCATGCCGGCTAGCTAGCGTCATGGCGGCTGTCACCCACGCTAACCGTGCTCGTATGACTACCGCAACATCCGGCACAGGCACGATCACGCTAGGCTCTGCGGAGAGCGGGTTTCAGACGTTCGCCGCTGCCGGCGTCAGCGATGGCGACGTGGTCCGCTACACCATCGAGGATGGCACCGCCTGGGAGATCGGCACTGGCACATACACGGCATCCGGCACGACGCTTTCGCGCACGCTTTCGGAGAGTTCGACCGGCTCGCTCCTGAGCTTAAGCGGCAGCGCTACGGTCTTTGTCACGGCGGCGAGCGAGGATTTAGGCGGGCTGGTTTTGCTGGCCGTGGAGACGGTTACTACTGCCGTTTCCGCCATCGATATTGATATCCCTGCCGGGTACACTCGATTTAAGTTGTGTATTGATGATCTGACAAACAGTGTATCTTCGACCGGCGCACAGACGCGGGTCACGCTTTCTACCGACGGGGGAAGCACGTTCATTTCTAGCGGAGATCATAAGATTCTGTCACAAGGTGTGCAGTACGGATATACCAACGTGTCTTGGACTTCTTCCACCGGCGTTCCATTTTTAATTGCGATCCAGACATTCAGCGGCACAAACGCACCACAAAGCGCCGTTCATGAGATCACCGTTTCAGATGATGTTTTCGTGATGCAGGGCTTTTATGATTTTGACGATAGCGCGGCATTTATCAGCAACCGCCGCGAGATGACAGCTCGCGTTGACACAATTCGCATTAGTCAAAGCAGTAATAATATCGCAACTGGTCGAATCGCTCTCTATGGTTACAAGGAGACAATTTAATGGCAGCGGTTCTAAAAAACGGGCAGATTCTGGAGGTTCCAGATTGGAACGAGCCGCAGCTAATCCCTACAGCCGATATGGTCAAGCAGGAAGCAGGCCGCCGCATCCTTGCCATTGCACCTGATTACCGGCAGCGCAATCTCCTGGCCCGCTCGGTTGAACTCCTGCGCATTGGCGAGGCAAACCTGACGCAAGAACAGCGCGACGAACTCCTTGCGATGGAACTTATTTGGGAGACAATCAAGATAATCCGGGCGAAGTCCGATTTGCTTGAGTCAATGCAGCCGATCCCGTCGGATTATGCCGCCGATAAATACTGGACCTAATTCATGCTAGGCTTCGCTGCTCTCGCCTCTGCGCCATTGGCGGCGCTGCCAGCGGCAAAGCAATCAATCACCGGCACGGGTGCAATTAATCTCGGTTCGCTGTTGCTTGCCGGCTCTGGCACGGTGGGCGCAGCGCCTATCACCGGCACGGGTGCAATCACGCTGCCCGCTCTGACGGTATCGGGCGCGGCAGAGCGATCAATTACCGGCACGGGTGCAATTAATCTCGGTTCGCTGTTGCTTGCCGGCTCTGGCACGGTGGGCGCAGCGCCTATTACCGGCGCAGGCGCGGTCACTTTAGGCGCTATTGTGGCGGCTGGCATCGCCGAGCGGAGCGTGACGGCATCTGGCGCCATTACGCTTGCTGCGCTGACCGTATTGGGCGCGGGTACGATTGCCAGGGATGCGACAGGCTCAATCACGCTACCGGCTGCGGTCATTTCCGGCCTTGCCGAGCGAGTGATTCCCGGTTCTGGCGCAATCACGCTACCGGCTGCGAAGGTTGCCGGCCAGGCGGCGCGGGAAGTCACAGGCACCGGCTCGGTGACTTTTGCGGGCGTGGTTGTAAGTGGTGCTGGTAATGCCGGCGGCACTATCACCGGCACGGGCGCGCTGACGCTTCCGGCCGCATTGATCGCCGGCATTGCCGAGCAGTCGATTGCGGGCGCGGGCGCCCTGGTTCTGCCGACGCTGACGCTGGCTGGCGCGGCTGAAAGGGCGCTAACAGGTGTGGGCAATATCACGTTGCCCGCGGTTGACGTTGCGGGCGCTGCGGAGCGCACGATAACAGCGACAGGCACGATCACCCTGCCGGTAACAGTGATTGCGGGCATTGCTAAGGGGACGATTACCGGCACGGGTGCGCTGACCATCCCGGCCGCATTGCTTAGCGGCGCAGGCTTTCTGGGCGAGTTTATCACAGGGCGTGTTGTCTATGCCGGCGCGTCATTGACCACGAGCACGCTCGGCGGATCGGGTAACACCAGCACGCTCGGCGGATCAAGTAACAGCAGCACGCTCGGCACGATGGGGCCAAACCAGACGGCGGACGAGGAATAGATGGCTACTTTTCACATCAAAGAAGATGACGACTCGCCGACCATCAGCACAACGCTCAAGGACAGCGCCGGCACGGTCATCAACTTGACCGGCGCAACGGTCACGATCCGAGCCAAGCGCATCGGCAGCACGACGCGGGTGATTGATGGCGAAAGCGTGACGGTATCAAGCGCGACCGGCGGCGTGGTGCAATACCAACTGTCCACGACAGAGACGGCCACGCATGGCGTCTATCGGCTGGAGTGGGACGTGACCTATAGCGGCGGGCGCGTCGAGACCTTTCCGAATGAGGGGTACGACATAATGCAGATCGAGAAGGTGCTTTGATGCGTTTCTGGGACTATCGCGCCAATCGGCGAACCAGCGCACCTGCAATTGAGCCGATCACGATCCGCGAACTCAAGCAGCACCTTCGCATTGAGGACGACGGCGAGGATGAATATTTGGCCGCGCTGATTCAGGAATGCACGCAGGAACTGGAGGACACGACCGGCCTGGCGCTGATCACGCAGACCTGGCAGTTGACGCTGGATCGCTGGCCGACGCGCGGACGCGAGCCGTGGTGGGATGGCGTGCGCCAGGGCAGCATCGCCGAATTACATGGGCCAGCCAACGCAACCGACGTGCGCCTGCCGCGCTATCCGCTGGCTTCGATCACGTCATGCACGGTCTACGATGAGGACGGCACCAGTACGGCAGTCACGGTTGGCAGCACGTTTGACGTGGACACGGCAAGCCTGCCGGGGCGACTGACGCTGCAAGTCGGCGCGACCTGGCCGGTTGCCTTGCGAGCCAACAACGCCATTGAGATCGTCTACGTTGCCGGCTATGGCGCAGAGCCTGACGACGTGCCGACGCCGATCCGGCGCGCGATCCGGCAGCTTGCGGCGTTCGCGTATGAGCATCGCGGCGACGGTTGCACGCCAGCCGATGCCTATGTTGGCAGCGGCGTTGATAAGCTGATCCGGCGTTATGAGGTGCTGGAAGTCTGATGGCGCACCCGTCTTATCTCAATATTACCCGTCGCATTTTTACGGGTCTGACCAAAGTTAGCAAGTATGGGCCGCGTCGGCGCTAACACGGCGGATGTTTCGGCGTCTTTTAGCATCATTCTCAACAGCGGCGCTCCGCTTACGCAATCGAGCATCCCGCAGGAGAATTAACTTATGAAATGCTGTGATATGAACGCCGGCATGTTGCGGACGCCCGTAACATTTCAGCGGCGAACCCGCGTGGCCGATGGCGCAGGCGGCGCAACCGAAACCTGGGCCACGATCAGCGGCGCAGCTGCGCGAGCCTATTACAAGGCGCTGTCTGGCTATGAACGGTTCTTATCCAACCGCGTCGAGGCGCGGACCAGTGCTCGGGTCGTGGTGCGGTACTTCTCAGGGTTGCGTGAAGGCGACCGGGTGTTGATCGACAGCGAAGCGCACAATATCACGTTCATCAACAACCTTGAGCGGCGCAACCGCTGGCTGGAAATCGACATAGAGGGCGGGGAGGCTAGCTGATGGTGCAAGTTAAGCCGAGCATCGAAGGGCTGGCGCAAATGCGAGCCGCACTTGCTAGCCGGCAAAAGGAATTGGATGCCGCAATTCATGAGGCTGTGACAAAGACCGGCCTTTGGATGCACGGCGATATCGTCAAGCGCTACCAGCGCGGGCCGGCGTCTGGGCGGATTTATACGAAGTACAATCCGCGCCGCAAGCATCAAGCCAGCGCGCCAGGGCAAGCGCCGCAGACCGACACCGGGCGGCTTGCAGGCGGCATGACGTTCCGTCAGCTGCCCGATGGCGTTGAGGTTGTAAACCGTGTGAAATATGCGCGGGCGCTGGAGTACGGCCACAAGTACAGAACCGGCCAACGCATCTTGCCTCGGCCAGCATGGCGACCGGCGCAAGATCAAGCGCAGAAGATATTGGATAGCCTCATTCTCGACGTTATCAATCGGTTCACGCGATGAGGCCGGCAGAGATACAGCAGGCCGTCTATGACGCCGTAAACGTGTCGGCGGTCACAACGCTTCTGACCAGCGCCAGCGCGGAAACGCCGATCTGGACGATGGGCGCGCCGCAAGTGGTCGATGCCGAGGCGGCGGGGAACTTCCCCTATATCACGCTTGCATTCCTGACCGACGATGGCTTTACGACCAAGGACGACGCCGGCAGCGAAGCGCTTGTGCAGGTTGATGTATGGCACCGCACGCCAAGCGAACTCGCCATCAAGGCCATTGCGCGGCAGGTGTTCCTGGCGCTCCATCGGGTGACGCTTGCGGGCCTGACTGGCCACATCACCACGGAATGCACCGACATGGAGTTTATGACCGAGGACGACGGTGTTACCCGTCGCGCCATGGTCGAATTTCGGGTGGTCAGCCTAGGCTGACGCTCCAATGACCGCGAACGCGGCACAGATCAACCGGCAATCTCGAAAGGATCAAATAGATGGCCGCAGCAGCAGGGCGCAATATGCGCGTGCAATACAAAGCCGTTGCGTCGGCAGCATATGCCGACATGGCAGGCGCTCGTACCGATGGCTTCACAATCAGCAACGAGCATATCGACATTACCGACAAGGACGATTCCGGCGTTGTTACCTATCTCGATGACATTGGCCGCAAATCGTTTGAGATGACGGTGGAAGGCGTGCTCACAACCGGCACTTTCCTGGGCCTGGCCGCAAATGCTGGCGTCTCGGCGGCAAAGCACCTGTTTGCTTTTGACGTGCAGTCTCTCGGCACAATTTCCGGATCGTTTGTCATTAACTCGTTTGAGGGCAGCGGCGCGGATGGCGCAGAGGCGGCAACCTTCTCGATGACGGTTGCCTCCAGCGGCGCGGTGACTTGGACGGCGACCTAGTTTCAAGTTGCCGGTGATCGGGCGGGCGTATCATGCGCCCGCCTTTTTCCTATTGAGGGGTGCCCCTCAGAAAGTAGAGGCTCAAAATGGCGAGCGTATTCCGCGAGATCGAGATTGCCTATCAAGGCGAGATTTACCTCATCACGCCATCGGTGCGGATGCTTCGACGCATCGAGGGCGACGGTGATATCAACCTGCTGGGCGTGATTCACAAAGTCGGCACGCAAGCCGAATCCGGCGCGCTGCCCATCTTCGACCTGGCGACTATCGCTTGCGGTTTCCTGCGCGAGGCCGGCGCCAAGGTGAACGAAGATGACGTTTACGGCGAGATGATGCACGACCTTTCGCACAATGAAGCGCGGTGGATTATTTCATTCTGCGAAACGCTGGTAACGGCGATTAGTCCACCGGAGGATGCAGCCGGCCCAAAGTTGCCAGCGGCTCCGGCCGCAAAGCCCAAGCGCACCCAGAAGCCGAAATAGAACCGATTGCCTGGAATGCGCTCTATCTCAATTGCGTTCGCGGGCTGGGCTTGGCGCCAAGTGAGTTTTGGTCGATGACGCTTGGCGAAGTGCTGCTATTGTTGCAACATCATCAAGATGACCAGCCGGGCAACTATCCCGGCAAACTGACAAGGCGAACGGTGCGCGAATTGCAGGACTGGATGGCGCGCGGCTATCCCAAGGAAGGCTAGAGCATGGCACTGCCCGAAATGCGCGTGAAGATTACGGCGGACACAACCGATGTCCAAACCGACTTCACGAAACTGAACCAGACGCTTGACCGGCTCGAAGATAAAATCGGGATGACGGTCAATGCGTCTGGCCGGTTGGTTGATAAGTTCGGGCAGACCAAGCGCGTTACCAAGAGTTTAGAGGAGGCAATGCAAAAGGCCGGCGTTAAGGCCGACGACCTGGCCGATGTTATGTTGCAAGTTCGCAACCAAGCAACTGGCCTTGGCCGCGCCATGAAGGTCGCCAACGATAACGTGCAAGTAGGCACAAACCGCCTAAGCGTTGCGACCTCAAGAAACCGCAATTTCGGCTTGGCGATGCAAAACGTCTCGTTTCAGGTCGCCGACTTTGCCACTCAGGTCGGCGCAGGCACGGCGGCCAGCGTTGCGCTTGGGCAACAGTTGCCGCAGTTGCTTGGCGGATTTGGCATCCTCGGCGCTGCGCTTGGCGCGGTGGTCGCGATTGCGGTACCTCTCACCAAGTCGCTAGTCTCGATGACAGAAGGGGCGAAACTGACCAGCGATCAATTCGGTTCTCTTGGGCCGGTCATTGTTGGCGTTGCTGATGCGTTTAAGTCGCTCAAGCCCGTCGTTGGTGAGGCGCTGGGCTTTTTGGCCGAGCATCTGGAAAAGGTGTTGCTTGGCGGCGCTGCTGTTGCGGCATTCTTTGCTGGCAAATGGGTTGCGAGTTTTGCCGCGGCCAGGATTGCCACCCTGACTCTTGCCGGTTCGTTGAGCGCGCTACGCGGCGCACTAATGGCAACCGGATTTGGCGCGCTTATTGTGGGGCTTGGCACGCTTGTCCAGCAACTGATGGACGCGGATAGTTGGTTGCGTGTGTTCTTAGCGCGGATTGGCTTGCTGACGGCGACCACCAAAAAGCAAGCAGAGGCGGTCGCCGAGGAGACGCGCCAAGAGATTGCCTATTTACAGGCCATGCAGGCGACAGCCATTGCAAACGCCAAAGCGCGTGGGCGCAACATTGAAGATATTGGGATTATCCAAGATCGGGCGGTCGCAATTGAGCGCCTGACGGAAAAACTGAAATCGCAAGAAAAGCAAATCAAAAGCCTCGCTGAAGCCGAGACGTCGGCAAATGCGCCCGTTGTGCTGCTTGATTTTAGTAAGGAAGACGATTCAAAGGACAAACTCAAAAAGGATATTGAGGACCGCGAAAAGCTGCGCAAGGAAGAAATGCAGCGCCAGCGCGAGCGGCTGCAAGAGGGCTTGCAGGCGATCCGCGAAAGCCAGCTAACCGAGCGGCAAATGCTGTTCGCGCACCTGCTGGAGAAAAAGGCTTTAATAGATGAGGCCTATGAAAATGATTTGGTTACAGACGCCGAGCGGAAACAACTTTGGCTGGAGTTGCAGGCCGAGCATAATAAAAAGATGCTTGAACTGGAGGATCGAAAGCAGCAGCAGGAGGCAGCCAAAAAGGGCGCGCTGTTCCAACAGATATCCAACTTGCAAAAGGGTGAACTTGGAGAGCAATTAAGCAACAACGTCAAATATTGGGGGCAATTAGTCCAACAGTCTGGCGTCGGAGGGAAGCGGCTATTTGCGGTGCTCAAGATTTTTGGCGCGGCTGAGTCGCTAATTAACGCTTTTCGCGCATTTAACCAAGTACTTGCTGATCCCACATTAGGCTTTTATGCGAAATTTGCGGCGGCTGCTGCGGTATTGGCTTCTGGCCTGCAAATGGTGGCGGCTATTCAAAGCGCATCTATGGGAGGTGGCGGTGGCGGTGGTGGTGGCGCCGCATCAGCGGCGGCAGGCCGCGGCGGTGGTAATCCAACCGTTGCGCCACAAGAGACGCGCCCGCGCGGGCCATCTGTTAGCCTAACGCTAGTCGGTGACCAAGGCTTTAGCCGCGCGCAGATCGTACAAATTGCAGAGGCGTTGAACGATGCAGGCGATGAGGGACAACTTGTGCAGATCACGGGGCGGCGATAATGGGCGTTGAAACCGAAGCAGGCTACACTTGGACTAGCGGCAAGAATGCTCGCCTGCTCCACGCCGGCAACAAGTTGGTGATCAAGACGATTACGGCGACGGCGGACAGCGGCAGCACGGCCGATCTGGTTGATAACGGGTTGACGCAAGATCGGTGGGTGCCGTTTAGCAATCTTCTATCCGATCCGACCGACCTAAGCAAAAGCACTTGGACGGCAACCAATCTTACGGTGGGCAGCGATGGCTTGACGCTGACCGAAACGACCGACAACGGCGAGCATGACGTGTCGCAAGCGTACACGTGGACCGCCGCCGAGCATGTCCTGGCGTTCAAGATCGAGCGGCAGACCGCGCCGGAAGTGCAAGTGCGGGCGAACGATGGAACTACCAGCTTCACCTGTTTTTTTGATTTGCGGGATGGCTCGGTCGGCACGGCGGCAAATTGCACCGGGCAAATTCAAGAC